TATATGTATCAGCATATTCTCTACTAATCCCTGCATCAGCTAGTGTTTTATAACTAGCTTCAGTTAAGCCACCAGTTTCAGCATACTCTTTAGATAGAGCTGCCATATCAAACGGGGCATCGGGTACTTTAGGAATACTTAAATCTGTTTCCGGTTCTTCTTGTGGTTCTTGCTGTGGTGTATGAAACTTTTTCTCTAGTTCTTCATAACTCTTTTTAAGTTTCTCATAGTCACCACCAAACTTATCTTCAGGTTGTTCTACAGGTTGAACCCCATCTATACCATGTTCTACCTCTTCAACCTTATCCAACATTTCCTGATTATGAGTTTCTTCTACAGTCATATCAGGAGCATCACTACTTACTGTTATCTGGTTTGCCATATCCCTCACCGAATGTTTCCAAAATTGCACCACTACTTAACTTGATCTTAGTATAGGTTGCAGGTATTCCACCAGACGAACCTACTTGATCTTTCTTTTGTTCCATAACCTTATCAGGTTCCTTCTTTACTTCTTTAATCTCAGCTTTAGAAACTATATTTCTTTCTTCAGCCTTCTTGTCCTTGGTTGCCATTTGCTTGCTCCCTAATCATTTCGCCCCCTTGAGTCACAGCATTAGGAGTAGCAGCCTTTGCCATCTCTGCTTGCATTTGTGCTTGTTGGGCTTGTTGTTGTTCTTGTTGTACTTGTTCTTGTGGTTTAATTAAACCCTTCATGTCGATACCAAATCCAGTACCTAACCTCTTCATAGCATCACTAACATTTGTATAAGTAATCACAGCTTCAGGTCCTAATATCTGAGCTGCTGTCTGTAAAAATGTAGCCAGCTTATTAGCATCATTACCTCTACCTAATGCTTCAAACCCTGTAATAATTACAGGCTCTACTGTATCTTTAGGTAATTGTGGTAACTTCTTATCTCTTTCTAATACTGCTATAATCCTATGTATTAAAGGTAACTGAAGTTCATGTGAGAGAAGACTATAGATACCACCTAACGATGTCTCTAGTTCATTAGCGAGGAATCGTATTTCCTCTGCCGTCACTCTCTCTGCATCTCTCTGTACGCTTTGGTTTAACAGGAAGGCAGCAGCTAGTCTTCTCTCAGTTTGTTCTAAAGTTTCTCTAGCTACCCTGAAGTCATTAAACTTTTCCATTTGTAAGACACTAACATCTTCCGCTGTACCTTGTCTTACTGCTAAGTTAGGAGCTTGTGATATTGTTTTTAATTTGGTAGTACCATTAGGTCTAACTAGAAAGATAGCTCTAGCCGCAGCAGATGATCCTTCAAGTATAGCCTTGCTTAATCCTTCAAGTGCTCGCAAGTCACCTAAGTATTCTTCTACAAATCCTCTTCCATAATCTTCACCATCAATAGAAGAGAATCTTAAAGCTAACCAAGGGTTCTTCTCTAAAGGAAACTTAGAGTCAGTACCAGGAATCTTCATGTCATTTACTTCTTGATGGACATGAATCTTATTATCTTTTCTCTTTACTATCGTATATAAATTTAATTCTTTTTCATCAGCCTTATCACTATCACCTGATTCTTTAGGGGGAAGCTTACCAAAGATGTCCATGTATAACTGTCGGCTCATCTTCTCATGGACTATGATCTCAAGCATCTTACCTTGAGGATCGCGCCTTACTACATACTGATCCAAATGAAATACTCTAACAGCGTTCTCTTTATCTACATGAATACAGGCATTACCTGTAATGATTAAATGTCTTAGTGCTTCATTCAATGGAACACGCATAGCCTTGGCTTCTACTTCATCCATAACTGCACGTTCCATAGAATTGAGGGCTTCTTCTACGGGTGCTCTTTGTGCTTGTAATTCTTGAAGTGTAAAATCATCTATTTGAAATCTAAAAAAAGGAGAGTTTGGTGGAAACAAAGTTAATAATAATTTTGCTGACAAATTATTGACACCCCTAGCTCCAATAGCCTGGAAGGGTGTAGGGAGATCATGGTCTTGTGTTCGATGTCTAGGTAGAATAAAAGGTATGGTTAATTCAGAAGCATCCCAAGCTCTTTCTAAGAAGTTCTGTCTCCTTCTACATAAGTCACCATATCTTTTACTGGTTTGTATCATGCTAATTGTAATCCTGTTTGGTCAAATGATTCTATATTAAGAGATGGACTTCTAACTCCTTCTTGTCGTTTCCTTACATCTTTAATTCTTTTAATTTCAGAAGCTAAAAGAGCCGGAGCCTGTGCTCCACCTGATCCTGTAACTGTATTTTGTTGTGAGTTGTAAGCTATCGGGCTGTAGTCATAAGATTGTGCATTGTATTCCGGTGTTTTTGGTAATAAAGCTTCACTAGCAAAAGAAGATGCCGTACCTAAAACAGCACCACCGATTGCAGAAGCATAACCAACACTTTGTGCTCCTAATCCTACACCTATTTTAGTTGCTAAAGTAGAACCTTTAACTGCTGCACCAGTAATAGTAGTTGCACTAGCACTTAAAGAAGCACCAGAAGTAGCTACTGCTGCTGCTGTAGCCAAACCTATATCAAGGAAGCGATTACCTGTAGAGACACACATACTAACCTATGTTTAATCCTGTCGGACCAGTTTGATTCAAAGGTCTAGTAAACCTGCTTTTCCCTGTCGCTCTCCTAGCTGTCCTAGTTTTAGTTTTAGTTATAGGAGCATCTTTCTTTGTAGTAACTTGAGCTATTGGAGCTGGTGGGCTAGGAGGGGGTGGAGGTGGAGGGGGAGGGGGAGGAGGGGGGGGAGGACTTCCCCCACACATAAGAACACTAAGTAACTCTAACACTAGACTTATCTCCTTTATAAATTTCTTCTTTAATCTCTTCCTGTTTATCTTTTAACCACCGGATAACTTGTTGTTGACCTATTAGTTTACATAGTTCAGGTTCACTCACAAGTTTAGAAGGTAAGTTATCAGGAAACATCTCACCTAATTTATTAAGTAAACCATCGGTAATTATTATATTATCTAAGTCTTCTGTATTTCTATAGCTAACCATTTTGAATTGTCTCCTAAAGGGTCGAAATAAATTGCAAAAGTGTGTGTTATTTTACAGGACAAACACCTTGAGCGCACTCATCATCCTCAAGTTCATGGATTCCTACTGTTTTCTCCCAATCCACCGGGGAAAGTTGGGAGACATATTCATCGTAAGCTTCTTTGTGGACAACTTGCTGTGGTAAGTATTCATACCCTGCCTTCTCTTCATCAGACATACGGGGAAGAAAGCTAACACCAACGTAAGAAGACCAATTATGTTTGAGCCAATCAATAACAAGTGGGACTTCATCCTCATTATAAGATATAGTGATCGAGCAGTTCTGTTCAACATAAGTGTCCATGAGAAATTTATATCTATCCAGTTGCTGCACCGCGCTTTCCATATTGACATAACGATCCTTTTCTTTGGAGTACACATCAACGTCAAACCTTATATCATCCCACATCACAGGAAAAGTAATGATAACATTATGTTCATCCACAGGATTAGCCACCACTCTGTACCCTGCTTCCCTGAGCCTGGAAACCATTGGGTCATTCACACTAAAGTTTACATTGTTAAAGATATACTTTCCTTCAGGTTTATGACACCCCTCAGTCGTGTCCATGATCTTACTAAGGGTCCCACTAGGTTTAATTGTAGTGACATTCTTAGGTCTTTGAGTACCCAATTCATCTGCCATTGAGTAAGCTCCGTGTACTGCTATGTTCTTTAGCTGTTTATAATCATACTCAGATAGGTCAGACCTTCTAGCTATACCTGTTAGTCCTACCCCACATAATCTTAGATACTCATTGTTCTCATGCCAAGTTCTTTGTAAGATACCATCATCTAAGTTTACTAAGGTTTGTCTATAGTTAGCTCTAGCAATAAGATAGATAGCCCTGAATAACCCGTCACTATCATCTCTAAACTTTCCTACATCTACTTCTGATAGGTTACAGAAACTCTTGTTACCTAATAGTATTTCGGCACAGGGGTTGACACCTGAGAACCAAGGTGCTCTTTTCCTAGCTTCAACCCCATTGATAATCCCTGGTTCAGACCCACCGGACTCTCTTATAATTTCAAAGAATCTTTCTAGCTCTGACTTGTCGGGTTCTCTCCAGAAAACTACAGAATTATTTGACTGACTTCTGTGTGGAGTTTTGGATAAATTTTCTTTAGCTCTAGCAAACTCTTCCCACTCAGGATTGTCGTAGTACATCAAAGCTATTTCCGCTGATCTTCTACTACTTAGGACAGTACCTAACCAATTCATAATATCTAGTATGTCTATCCTACTTAATAATCTACCAGACTTCTTATTTAAAATCCCAACGATTGCGGAAAATGCCTTTGCAAGGGGAGCATCTCCTGAGCTGATCCATCCATAACCAGACAGTCGGAGTCCTGCCGGTCTGAGCTGTGAGAGATCGAGTAAGAACTTGTTAGCTTTCCCTTTAAATGCGAGAAGCTTACCGATACTTTTTG